CTGCACGCCGCAGGCGAAATCAAAGCCGTCGGCGTGCGGGCCAAGCGCCTGGCTGTCTGCGGGCTCGAATGATCCGGCCGCGCCCGTTCAGCCCGGCCTCTTACTGGGAGGCCCGCTACCGCGAAGGCCGCGACAGCGGCGAGGGCAGCCGCGGCGAAACCGGCCGCGCGAAGGCCCAGTTCGTCAACGACGTCATCGACCGGCACGGCGTCGCGTCGGTCGTCGACTGGGGATGCGGCGACGGGCAGGTCCTCGACCACATCACGGAGGACGTCGGCTACCTGGGCGTGGACGTATCCGCCACAATCCTGGCCAAGGTCCGCAAGGAGCATCCCGACCGCCAGTTCTGCCACGCCGGCGACGCCGCACATGCCACCGCGGACATGGCCCTGTCCATGGACGTCCTCTTCCACTTCCCCGACGACACCGACTACCACGCCTATCTGGACCGGCTGTTCGCCTCAGCCTGGCGGCTGGTGCTGATCTATGCCACGGACTATGACGGCGGCCGCACAGCCCGGCACGTGATGCGCCGGCACTTCACCCCCGACATCGCCGCCCGTTTCCCCGCCTGGCGGCTGATCGAGGAACCGCCGCGCCCCAGCCCGCAGGCGGCCGGTTTCTTCCTGTACCGCAAAGAGGAGGTGTGAGCGATGGCGCGTCTGTCCGTGGCGGTGATGGCCCACCGCAACCGGGCCCACCTCGTCGAAGGCCTGGTCGAGCAGCTGGGGATCAACGACGATCAGGTGGTGTGGGACCGGCACGACAACCGGTGGGACACCGGCAGACGCGCGTGGGAGGCACACGACCCGCAGGCCACGCACCACCTGGTGGTACAGGACGATGCCAGGGTGTGCCGGGATCTGGTCCCCGCCCTCGAGCAGGGCCTGGATCATGTGCCCGCCGAGGCAATCGTCTCCCCCTACGTGGGGACACGGCGGCCGATGGCCGCCAAAGTCGAACGCGCCGTCGCGACGGCCCGGCAAGCGGATGCGGCCTGGATCGTGATGCGCGGCCTGAACTGGGGAGTCAGTATCCTCGCCCCCGTACCGGTCATCCCGCAGATGCTGCCCTGGTGCGACCGCCAGACCTACCCGAACTACGACCGCCGCATCGGCCGGTACTTCCTGGAAGTCCTGCGCTGGCCCACCTGGTGCACCTGGCCCTCCCTCATCGATCACCGGGAAGTACCTTCCCTGTGCGGCCACGGCGGCGGCCGCATCGCGCACGATTTCCTCGGTGAGGACATCTCCGCCCTCGACCTGGATTTCAGCCGCGGCACCGTCATCATGAGCACCCCGGGACCGGCCACTGCTCTTGCAGCCCCTGTTCCTGCGGCCGCGGCGCGGCGGCAGAACGGACGCCAACGTGCCGAACGGCTGAAGCTGATGCGGCAGCAGGCTATCGAACGGCGCCAGGCTGAAGCCCGGGCCCGGCGTGAGACCGTGCAGCGGCGGATCGACGCCCGCCGCGCCCGGACGGCGGGAGTGAGCTGATGGCCGCGCTCGCCACCCAGGCCGACCTGGAATCCCGGCTCGGCCGGTCCCTCACCGCGACCGAGCAGACCCGCGCAGCCGTGCTCCTGAACGACGCCTCCGCCAGAGTCCGCGCCTACACCCGGCAGGACTTCGACCAGGTCCTCGCCGACGAGATCATCCTGCGCCCCGTCGGTACCGTGCTGATCCTGCCGCAACGCCCGGTCCTGGCGGTCACCTCCATCGTGGCCATCGGCTGCGACGGGCAGCCGGACCTCACACTGAGCGGCTGGTGCTGGGACGGCATCGACACGATCGACCTGTGCCCGGCCGTCCCCGTCATCGACGAGAACACCCCCGCCGACGTCGTCGACACCTGGTGGCGCCTGGGCGGACCCGACACCTACCTGGCCACCTACGACCACGGCTACACCACCATCCCGGACCTGATCGTGGGTGTCGTGTCCACGATGGTGCTGCGCACCCTGCTGGCGCCCAGCCTGGTCCAGGGCATGGTCAGCGAAAAGATCGGCCAGTACACCTACCAGCTGCAGCAGAGCAGTGGCAGCCCCGGCGTCACGGTGCAGATGACGAAAGACGACGAGGCCGACCTCGACCGCGGCCGCTTCCGCCGGCGTGCCCGCAGTATCCAGACCAGAGCACGATGACCCCTCTGGAGGGCTCATGAGTACCGCCGCAGAGCGCTGGCAGCGCGAGCTCGTGCGCGAATACGCCAAGCTCGCCAAGGAACGGGACCCGGGTAAGACCGCCAAGATCCAGAAGAAGATCGCCGACCTGCAGCGCAAGATCGCGGCGGCCCAGCGCCGGGGCAGGGGATAGACCGTGGCCGAGATGGTCGAGCTGCCGGTGTACTTCCGCGTAGGAGATGGCGAGGAGTTTCAGGTCGGAACGATCGCTGCTGACTCGGCGGATGAGATGGGGCAAGCAATGGCCGACTTCCTCAGGGCTGTCGCCAACGCCGTCCACCAGGACAGCGCATGAGTACTGCGGTACCGGAGCATCTGATGCCGCACACCGTGACCATCGTGCGGCCGGCCGTCTCGACGGACACCTACAACAACGAGGTCCTGGACTACGGGACGGGTGCGACACGTACCGAGGTCGCGGCGTGGCTGCAGCAGAACGCCCGCCGCGAGCAGCTCGCGGACGGTCGTACGGCGCAGGACCAGCGCTGGCTGATGATCATCAATCACGCGGACGTCCAGGCCCTGGACCGCTTCGAGTGGGACGGCCCGGCCGGACCACTGATCTTCGAGACCGACGGGCCGCCGGCCCCCACCTACAGCCCGGGCGGCCTGCATCACACCGAGGTCGGGCTGCACCTGATCACAGGCTGATGCGAAGGAGAGCGCCATGGCGGATGGCGGACTGGAACGATTCCGGCTGAACTCGCGCGGGGCGAAAGAGCTGCTGCGCTCCGACGATGTCCGCATGGATCTGCTGGCCCGGGCCGAACGCGTCGCCGCCGCGGTACGCGGCCGCACCGACCGGGGCGTCCTGGGCGGCGACGACGGGATCATCGCCGACTCCTACACCGGCCGCGGCCGCGCCGGCGCTACCGTCATCGGTGTGCCCATGGAGGTCGAGACCCGGGACCGTCCGCTGGGCCAGTCCATCGACGCGGCAAGGGGCTGACACATGGCATGGCCCGACGCCGTCGGCCTCGTGATCAACTATCTCGTCCCGATCCTGGACCCCGTACCCGTGATATCGCGGGTGCCGCAGGACTCCGCGCCGCGGCCCCCGTTCCATCAGGTCCGCCGCGTCGGCGGCCCCGCGTTCCCTCCGGTGCGGGACGTGGCCCGACTGGACTTCTTCTCCTGGCACGACACCGATCCCGAGGCCATGACCCTGGCCCTCGAGACCCGCAAAGCGGTCTGGGCCCTGTCGGGAACCACGCTGCTCGGCGTCACCTGCTACCGCGTGGCCGAGTTCATGGGCCCCCGCCAGAGCGACGACCCGGTATCGGGCACGCCCCGGGTATGGGCCACCTACGAGCTCACGCTGCGCGCCGACGACGCGATCAACCCGGCCCCGCCCGCCAGCTGACCTACCCGCCAGCCGCCCCCCGGATCCGCGCCCGGGTGACCCCGCATCCCCCGAAAGGAATGACGATGACCCTCGACGCCACTGAAGTCCGGGTAGGCGCCGGCGCACTGAGCCGGATCTACCGCGGCGACGCCCCCGGCGTGCTGCCCGCCCCGACCAGCCCCACCAGCGTCCTGGACCCCGAGTACGCCGAGCTCGGCTACGCCTCCGAGGACGGCCTGACCGAGACCCATGACGATTCCACGGACACCATCGTGGCGTGGCAGGGATCGACCGTGGTCCGCTCGGCTCTGACCGAGTCCGTGATGCAGATCGCCTTCACCCTGATCCAGACCCGCGGCAGCGTCCTGGAAACCTTCCACCCCGGCTCGACGATGGCCGAGCCCTCCCCCGGCATCTTCCAACTGGAAGTCAAGCCGCGCGGCGTGGACCTGCGGACCTGGGTCTTCGACGTCTTCGACGGCGACATCCCCATCCGGATCTACCTGGGCAACGCCGAGATCACCGAACGCGGCGAGGTCATGTACGCGGCGGGGGAGCCGATCGGCTACCCGATCACCCTGACCGCCTACCCCGACGCGGACGGCAACCTCGCCGTGAAGTGGTCCAACGATGCCGCGTGGGGCGAGGACCTCGAAGTGTCCTGATGAAGACCTGTCCCGGGACGCGGCGTGCGGACGCGCCCCGGGACAGCCCGCGCTTTCCGCACCCGCACAAGGAGAACCATGTCCACCGTCTTCGACGCCGACGCCGCGGCCGACCGGGCCGCGGCTGAGCCGGGCCACGAACCGTTCTGCTTCGAATGGCACGGCACCCGCCATGACGTCCCCCACCCGCTGTGCCTGCAGACCCGGCAGCTCAAACGGTTCCACACCCTCGAGCAGACCGACGGCCCTGAGGCGCTGGATTACCTGGCCGAGCTGTGGCCCGCCGACGCCTATGAGGCGCTGATGGACATGCCGCCGGCCGTGACCGGACAGGTCATGCGAGCATGGCTGAGGCAGGGTGAGGACGCGGGAAAAAAATCGGCGAGGTCCTCTACGTCCTCGCCGAAACGAGCCGCTACGAAGCAGCGGAAGCAGACCTGAGCCTGCGCGGAATCGACATCGAGACGCTGCCCGTGTGGCGGCTGGCGGCCTGCCTGCGCGCCCTGCGCCATGAACCCGCCTCGCTGACGGCCCGCGCACTCGGCGGCGACGGCTGGACCCGCGAACAGCATCTGCTCGCACTGGCCGTGGACGCGCTGCGTATCGCGAACTGGCAGCGCACCAAGGACGGCCAGAAGAACCGCAACCGGCCCAAGCCCATCAGCCCGCTGGCCCGCCCGCAGGGTGTCACCTACGGCGGCAAGAAGACCACGCGCTCGCGCACAGAGACCGCCGCCTACCTCGACCGGATCGGCCCCGCGCCCCGGCGCCCGGCCACCACCTGAATCACCACACTGATGGGAGGTGACCTCCCATGGCGACTGAGGTCGGCGTCGGTTTCGTACGGCTCGTGCCCTCCATGCGAGGGTTCGCCAGCGAGGCGCAGCGGCTGATGGACGATGCGCTGCGCGGCCCGGCGCGGCAGGCCGGACAGACCGCTGGTGATGGCATCGGCCAGGGCCTGCGGTCCGGTGCCGACAGTGGCGCACGAGGCGGCGCCGATGCGGCCACGAGCAGATTCGGGGCGCTCAAGGGCGGACTCGCCGCGATCGGCATAGCTGCCGGGGCGGCGCTGGCGGCGGGCCTGAGCGAGGCCATGGACCAGTCCCGGATCGTCGGGCGCCTGCAGGCCCAGCTCGGTGCGACACCGGCCGAGGCCGAGAAGATCGGCAAGGTCGCCGGATCCCTGTACGCCAACGCCATCACCGAGGATTTCCAGGGCGCGGCCGACGCGATCTCCGCGACCATGCGGGCCGGGCTGACTCCGCCCGGCGCGACGAACGCACAGCTGGAGTCGATCGCGACCAAGGTCTCGGACCTGTCGTCGACGTTCGAGCTGGATCTGGGCCAGGCCGCGAACGCTGTGGGTCAGATCATGAAGACCGGGCTGGCGCCCAATGCGCAGACCGCGCTGGACGTCATCACCCGTGGTCTGCAGGAGATGGGGCCGCGCGCCGACGACATCGCCGACACCTTCAATGAGTACTCGGTGATCTTCCAGCGGCTGGGGTTCGATGCGACCACGGCCACCGGGTTGCTGTCCCAGGGTCTGAAGGCGGGCGCGCGGGATACCGACGTGGTCGCCGATGCGCTCAAAGAGTTCACCATCGAAGGTGTCGCCGGGTCGCAGAAGATGGTCGACGGATTCGCCGCTGTCGGGCTGAGCAGCGGGGAGATGATCTCTCTCCTCAGCCAGGGCGGACCCAAGGCCACCCAAGCGCTGCAGATGACCCTTGATGCGCTGCGCGCCATGGAGGATCCGGTCAAGCGGGACGCCGCCGCGGCCGAGCTGTTCGGCACCAAGAGCGAGGACATGCAGCTCGCGCTGCTCGCGCTGGATCCCTCGACCGCGACGGACGCCCTGGGCAAGGTGGGCGGGGCCGCCGATGAGATGGGCGACGCGCTGCGGGACAACGCCGGCACCAAGGTCGAGGCGTTCAAGCGGCAGCTCACCCAGGGCTTCGTGGAATTCCTGGGCGGAACAGTCATCCCAGCCGCCGAGAACTTCAAGAACTTCCTGGGACGCCTGTTCGATGGCATCGACTTCGCCGGATTCGTGGAGACGATCCGTCCCGCCTTCGACACCATCAAGAGCATCATCAACGACGCGAAGTCCACGTTCGCTGACATGGCCGCCGGTTCCGGCATGTCGATGAGCAGCATCCGCACCGTCATCGAGCAGACCCTCACCAAGATCGGCCAGATCATCACCGCTGCTGCCGCGCTGATCAAAGCCGTGTGGGACCGGTGGGGCGAGGACATCATGCGCACTGTCGTCACCGCGTGGACCACGATCTCCGGCTTCACCAGTGGCGCCCTGCAGGTTGTGCGCGGCGTCATCCAGACCGTCACCGCCCTGATCCGGGGCGACTGGTCGCAGGTGTGGAACGGCATCGAGACGATCATCGGCGGAGTGTTCAAGGCGATCGGCGCCCTGGTCAGCGGCGCCATGACGCTGCTGAGAAACGGCATCTCCAGTGCGCTGTCCACCATCGCCGGCACCATGTCCAGGTCGTGGCAGAGCATCAGGAACAGCGTCGCCACGGCATGGAACTGGATCTACGGCAAGATCCGGGACTCGATGAACTCGGCCCGCCAGGCTGTCAGCGACCGCGTCAGCAAGCTGGTCGCGGATCTGCGCGGCCTGCCCGGGAAGATCTCCAGCGCTGTGGGTTCCCTGAAGGGCCTGCTGTACAACAAGGGCCGCGACGTGGTGAGCGGCATATGGAACGGCATCGTCTCCATGGGCGGCTGGCTGCGCAGCCAGCTCATCTCGTGGGTCAGAAACCAGATTCCCGGGCCGATCGCCGACGCTCTTGGGATCGGCAGCCCTTCGAAGGTGATGGCCGACCTGGTCGGCCGGTGGATTCCCGCCGGCATCGTCGAGGGCTGGCGTACCGGGCTCGGCGAGATCACCGCGATGGGTGAACTGACCGCCGCTGCGGCCATACCTGCTCTGCCCGCTGCAGCCGGCGGCGGCGGGCGAGTGGCCGCGGCCGCGGGCCCCATGGTGGTCATCGACGGCACCGGGCTTCACCGGGCCCTTGCGGAGTGGCTGCGGGACAACACCCGTGTGCAGGGCGGCGGCAGTGTGCAAAAAACTTATGGCCAGCGCAGGAGGTGACCTGTGGTAGTGACGGTATTTCCGGACCAGCTGCAGGTCCGCGTCGAGCTGGCCTTCGGCGCCGACCTCACCGGTGACCAGGCCTTGTGGGACTGGACCGATCTCAGTGATGCGGCTGATCTGGACCAGCAGATCCAGATCAGCTACGGCAAGCTGAACGCGATGAGTGATCCGCAGCCCGGATCGATCTCCCTGGTCCTGGACAACCCGGACGGAGACCTGACCCCCGACCGGGCGCAGAGCCCGTACTACCCGTACATCGTGGAGGGCACCCCGCTGCGATTCAGCATCCGGTGGGACGGGCCCTGGTACATCAGGTTCGTCGGCAGGGTATCCAGCTGGGAACCGGTCTGGCCCTATGGTGATCTCTCGGATGAGGCTGCCGGCTATCCGGGCGAAGCCCAGGTGATCGTGACCGCTGCCGGGATCCTCAGTACTCTCGAGCAGAACTCGCCGCCCCCGCATGATGCCCTGCGCCGTCACATCCAGTTGAACGTGCCATTGGCGTACTGGCCGCTGACGGATGGGGAGGATGCCCGGCAGGGCTCGGAGGTCGCAGCAGGAGCGCAGCCGATGCGCCCAATCGGCGAATTCGGCAGCTTCTACCAGGGGCAGCCGAACTGGGCGCGCGGCACTCTGGCAACGTGGCTCAGCCCAGTGGTCGAACTGCCCGCCGACACCATGGGCCGCATCATCGCCACCCTGCAGCTCGCCAGCATCAGTTCCTGGGCGGTCGACCACTACCGGTCAGGCCTGGGAAGGTACGAGTTGCTGACGCTGATAGACAGTGGCGAGGGCTCAGACGCCGATCCTCTGGTGGCCTGGACTCTAGAGACCGACCAGGCGTCTGATCAAATGCTGCTGTCTATCACCACCCTAGGAGAGACAACGAGCTCCTCGACGCTGCTCGTTCTTTACCCGAGTCCGGGTATTTTTGATCTTTCCCCGCATATGATCCGGCTGGCCGCCGAGGACGCCGGGGCCGGCAATATCGACTGGACGCTGACCATTGATGGGGAAACAGTGGCCAGCGGCACAACCGCGAACGTATTCCGTGGTCTGTACAAGATCAGATACCGGTGGGAATGGCTTGGCGACAGCGAGCCCCTTGCGCTGGGGCACATCACCTACTGGAACACCGCGCCGGATACGGCACTGACCTACCAGGCGCTGCTCGGCCACGACCGGGAGCTCGCGGGCCGGCGGATCGAGCGGCTATGCGCCGAGGACGGTGTGCCACTGCAGGTGAATGGCTCGCTGGATGACACCCCGGAGCTGGGACAGCAGCGGCCCGATGCCCTGCTGGATCTGCTGAATGCTGCGGCCGATGTGGACGGCGGGGTCCTGTACGAGTCGCGGGATGTGCTGGGGCTGGCGTACCGCACGAACCGTTCGAAGTACAACCAGGGGGTGTAAGCATGTCGGTGGTGCACGTGTGGGTCGGAGCGACCACCGACACCGCGGCGTGGGTGCGCGGCAAGGTGACCGGCGTATCCACCCGGCTGGCCGTTTCGCTGTCCGCGGACCTGTCCGCGCCCATCTATTACGGGCCGGATGCTCCGACCGCTGATGGCATGGTGTCGCTCGAGGCCACCGGCCTGACCGCGAACACCCGTTACTACTACGCCCTCGAGGACGACAGCGTCCTGGACACCGGCTTCAGCGGCACCTTCCTCACCCACCCCGTGGCCGCCGGCGAACGCGCCAGCTTCATCATCGGCGCGGCCGGGGACGCGGGCCTGACCGGTGCCGGGGATGACAGCTACATCACCTCGGCAGTCTCGGATAATCCCGTCTTCGACACGATGCGAACCCAAGCCCTCGCCGAGGACTGGCTGTTCTTCGCTCACCTGGGGGACATGCACTACCGCAACATCGCCACCGCCGACAGCGCGCTGTACCGAGCCGCGTACGACGATAGCTTGACGTTCAACGGCACGCTCGGCGCCGACGCCAGACAGGGCCGCTTCTACCGTGACACCGCCCTGGCCTACGTGTGGGACGACCACGACTTCGGGCCCAACAACTCCGACTCGACGGCCGCTGGGAACGCGAACGCCAACGCGGTATACCGGGAACGGGTCCCGCACTACACGCTGCCCGCCGCAGACGCTATCTACCAGTCCTGGCAGGTCGGCCGGGTCCTGTTCATCGCCTCCGATGTCCGCTCCATCCGGGACCCCAACTCCGACCCACAAGCCCCCACAAAAACCATGCTCGGCTCGGCGCAGAAGACATGGATGGAAAACCTCCTCGCCAGCACCAGCGCCGAAGCACTGGTATGGATCACCCCGTCCCGCTGGCTGGCTGACGGCACCGGCACCGACACCTGGAACAGCTTCCTGCACGAGCGGGACGAGCTGATCGACATGTTCGGCGACCTGGGCTGGCTGGACCGCATGATCCAGCTCACCGCCGACATGCACTCCTTGTCGATCTCCTCCGGGCCAGGCAATCCCTGGGGCGCCTTCCCGATCTACATGCTCGCCTCGATGGACTCCGACTTCGGCTCCACCGACCCGCTCTATGACATCGGATCCACCCCGGGCCGCCAGCAATACGGCACCATCGCCGTGCAGGACAACGGGCACACCATCGCCCTGACCGGCACCGGCTACATCAACGGCACCGTATGGCGGGCGCACACCGCCTACGTCCACGTCGGCAACCCCGTATGGTCCCTGGACGGCCAGAGCGCCGGTAGAGGCGACATCGTCAATCCCTTCTCCCCGGTCCTGGACGACCAGGGCCTGCGCAACGACGTCACCGCAAACCGCATCGACGGCGGCGAGGCGCAGGTCACCGACCCGGTACACATCGCAGCGCACGGCCTGAAAGACGACGATGTCACCCTCAACGTCGCCTCCGATGAGCAGCTGCCCAGCCAGGCCGGATGGCGCGTACACCAGGGCACCTGGCCCGGCATGCGCTACCCGGCCGTCAGCCCCGCGATCAACGTGCGCCCCGAACTGGCCGAGCAGTGGCTGAACACCGAACTCGGCGACCTCGGCGAGATCACCGGCCTGCCCCCGCAACACCCCGCGGACACCGTCCAGCTGATCGCCGAGGGCTACACCGAGACCTTCCGGCCATCCCGCTGGGACGTAAAGATCAACACCTCACCCGGCGGCCTGTGGACCATCGCCCAACTCGCCACCGACGCCACCACCGCGGGCCCGAACGCCCCCAACCGCGCCGACACATCCGGCAGCGAACTCGCGGCCGCGGCCGGGGCAGTCGATACCGAGATCATCGTGCACACCCCGCCCGACGAGACGTTCGACCGGATGCCGTGGGCGCCCACAGCCGGACCCGGCGACCAATTCCCCGACGAAGTCCCCTTCGACCTGAAACTGGGCGGGGAAGTCGTACGCGCCACAGCGATCAAACCGCTGGCCTACGACAACTACAACCGCAGCGAGACCGACACCTGGGGCACCTCCACCTCCGGGCACACCTGGACCGACACTGGCGGCGCCGCCTCCGACCGGAGCGTGGACGGCGCAGCCGGAATCATCACCCTCGCGGCCAGCCCTGACACGATCCGCTTCCAGAGCGTGGATGAGACCGTGGCCGACTGCGAAGTACTGGTCCGCCTGAGCGTGGACCAGGTCGCCACCGGGGCCTCCATGCTGCCGAGCATCCTGCTGCGCCACCAGGACAACAGCAACTACTACCGGGCCCGCCTGCACTTCGGCACCAGCGGGACAATGTTCGTATCGATCACCCGCGATACCACCGCCATCGGCTCCACCGAGGCCCTGCCCTATACCTACGGTCCGGGCGATGTGTTCTGGCTGCGGGCCCGCCTGATCGGTCACCGCGTTCTGGTACGCGCCTGGCCTACGAGTGCACTCGAGCCCGTCAGGTGGCACAACGACCAGACCATCACCACGGATCCGATCGCTACCGGCGCCGTCGGTGTGACCGGATCCGCATTCAGCGGGAACACCAACGTCAATCCGCAGATCAGCTACGACGCCTGGCATATCCGTACCCCGCAGCGGATCACCGCGACACGGTCGGTCAACACCGTCGCCAAGGCACACCCCGCAGGGACCCCGGTATCCCTCGCCCAACCCGCCCGACTGGCCCTGTAGAAGGAGGAGCGCATGCCCACCCCCCGGCTGTACGCCGGCCAGGCGATTACCGCCGACGGCTGGAACAGCCTCATCGCCACGCTCCTGACACAGGAAAACGACCAGACCATCACCAACAGCTCAACCCCAACCGCCTCGCAAATCACGTTCACGCCAGAGGTGAACGCGGTTTACGAGTACTCCCTGTTGATCTCCTACAGTGCCACGACCACAGCCGGATTCTTCTGGGAATGGGATGCGCCCAACGCCTTGATTGCTTCGTTCTCCCAGGCAATCGACCACCCGGGTAGCTCCGGTGATGCCAACACCGGGCAACTGGTCAACTTCCGGCGCGCGGCGCACACCACGAACAGGCAGGCTGGCGGCTCGGACGCCACCAGTCCACCGACCAATTTCCACTCCGCTACCGACTCCGGCACGTTCGCCACGGACGGCATCGTCAACACGATCACGATGATGTTCGCCCAAGCCACGGCGACCGCCGCCCACGACACGATCCTGCGCGGCGGCAACCAGACCCGCATGATCTACCGCCGCATCGCCTGACTCCCGCATACCGCACGCCCCGGCGCCATTGGCCCGGGGTTTTCTGCTGCCCAAGGAGGGCCACATGGCCACACCGCTCACTGCTGACGCCTTCCTGAAGGCACTGAAGGCCGAGGGGGTACGGGTTGCCGAGGTCGGCGACTGGCGCACCCACAACCGGAACCACATGGGCCCGTGGGGTCCGGTGCACGGGGTGATGATCCACCACACCGTCACCTCCGGCACCGACACCAGCGTGCGGATCTGCCGGGACGGCTACAGCGGCCTGCCGGGCCCGCTATGCCACGGCGTCATCGCCAAGGACGGCACCGTTCACCTGGTCGGCTACGGGCGCGCCAACCATGCTGGGCTCGGCGACGACGATGTGCTGCGCGCCGTCATCAGCGAGACCAGCCTGCCGCCGGATGATGAGGCCAACACGGACGGCAACGCCCGCTTCTACGGCTTCGAGTGTGTCAACCTCGGCGACGGCAATGACCCGTGGCCCGCGGCGCAGCTGGAGGCGATCGAGCGCGTGTCGGCAGCGGTGTGCCGCGCACACGGATGGAGCGCCCGGTCGGTGATCGGTCACCGCGAGTGGCAGCCGGGCAAGGTCGACCCGCGCGGGTTCACCATGGCGTCGATGCGTGACCGGATCGCCGGGCGGATCGGCGAGCCTGTGCCTGTGGCCGCTCCGCCGGCGCCGTCCCGGCCGGTGGTGGACCTGTCCCGTCTGGTCGCTGCGGCCCGCACGGATCCGGCGCGGGCCGGAGCCCTGGTGTCGTACGGCGGGGTGCGGATCGTGGAGGCGGCGCTGGTGGACGAGGGCCTGCTCGCCAAGCGGTACTTGGACGGGCACTACGGCAGTCTCACGATCCGCGCGTACGCCGCCTGGCAGCGGCGCCGCGGCTACTCCGGCGCTGGGGCGGACGGGATCCCCGGCAAGGCATCGCTGACCAGGCTCGGCAAGCTGCACGGCTTCGACGTGAAGGACTGATCATCATGGGGGAGAAAGCGGCTCTGCTGCTCGCGCAGGTGGCGATCTTCGGTATCTCGGTCGGTGGTTATGTGGCACTGGCGATCCAAGGGGAGGTCACGGCCGAGTATGTGGCCCTGATCGGCCCCGTCTTGGGGGCGGCTTTCCTGACGACCCATCTGCGCGGTCAGGACAAGGTGCTCGGGAAGATCCACGAGAACACGAACGGGATCCTGAAACAGCGTGTGAAGGAAGCCGTGCGTGAGGTCCACGACGAGCGGCAGGAGAACCGGTGACGGTGTGGGGTCCGCTGCTCTGTGTGGGTGGCTTACTGGTGCTGGTCGGTGTGGTTCTGGAGGCCCGGGCGCTGGTGTCCAAGCGGAGCGGGGACACGCTGTCCGAGTACATACGCCCGTGGGCGCGACGGCATCCGGGAGTGTTCGTTGGCGCTATCGGGGTGGTGGCCGGCCTGCTGGCCTGGCTACCGAATCACATCCTGGGCTGAGCCCAGGGGATATGGAGGTCAAGATGATGAAGAAGATCCTCGCCGCTGTCGCGCTGATGGTGGCGGCGCTGGCGGTGTCTGCTGGTCCGGCTGCGGCGGACCCGGGCCCGGGTGGCACGAACCCGGCGAAGGTGTGCGCGCCGGGTCAGCATGGGAACCCGCACCCCGGGTTCCGGCCGCCGGCCTGCGAGCCGCACCACGGCGAGAAGTAGCACAGCGCGACTGCGCCCCCTGTCTGCTGGCCTCACGGCCGGCGGGCAGGGGGCGCCTTCGTGCGTCCGGGCCCGTACAGCACGATGGCCCCCACCGAGTGGATGAGGGCCGATCGTCCATCCCCAGCGAGGAGCCGAGGGGTACCGTTCTGGTGTCGAAGCAGAACGGAGTTCAGTATGCCCCAGGGCACTGACGAACACATCGGCATGCGCGTGCGCATCGCCCGCAATGCCGCAGGACTCACCCAGACCGAGATGGCCGGCCAACTCGGCCGATCGGAACACTGGGTTCAGGATGTCGAAGCAGGACGCCTCCCCCTTGACCGCTACTCCCTCATCACCGCCGTCGCCGACCTGTGCGACGTTGATGTCGTGTGGCTCCTCGGCCAGCCTTACCGGCTCCAGCGGGGCAGCGGGTCACTCGCTCACGCGCACATCCCTGCTCTACGTACTGGGTTGAGGCGCGCCGGGCTCATCCTTTCCGGTCACCCGGGGCTCACCCCGCAGGCTGTAGCAGCGACCGCGGACACGATGCGCGACCGGTCGGTGAAAGCTAACGCGGCGCGGCAGGCGGCGAACCTGCCGAAGGTCGCTGGGCTCCTGCCTGCGATGGTTGAAGACCTGAATACGGCGCTCCTGGTGAGCGAGGGCGCGGCGCGGGAGGAAGCCCTGCGGCTCATGGCCGACGCGGCGCGCACCGCCCGAATGGCGCTCAATCAGCTGGGGTACCCGGATCTCGCGTGGGTTGCGGCTGAGGTTGCCGCTGGTGCCGCGACTCAGCTTGACGACCCGATCGTGAAGGCCGCGGTGGCCTGGGACCGTTGCGGCGCGCTGCTGCACCAGGCGACGCTGCCGGAGGTCACGACGGTTGCTGAGGCGGCGCTGCGTGACCTCGAGCCGCTGGCTACCGCTCCTCGCCCGCCGGAGGCCGCGCTGTCCCTCCGCGGGGCTCTCATGCTGCGCTGTGCTGTCGCCTCAGCGCGCAGCTACCAGGCTGAGGATGCCTGGTCCCGGATTGGCGCGGCGCTGGAGGACGCGGACCGGCTCGGCCCGGGCTTCCACGACCTCGAGCGGCAGACGGTGTTCGGTCGCGGAACGGTCGCGGTGCACGCCGTCGAGGTCGGTGTGGAGGTGGAGCAGCCGGACGAAGGTCTGACGAAGGTGCCTGAGGTCGATATCAAGGCCGTTCCGTCGAGAGAGCGGCGGACCCACTATGAGATCGACAAGGCCCGCGCTTTCAGGAAGATGGGGCGCCTACCCGCTGCGGTGACGACGTTGAAGCAAGCGGCGCGGGGCGCCCCGTACTACGTGTATGCGGACCCGATGGCCCGCGCGCTGGTGGCCGATCTGGTACGAGTTGGTGTGCCATCCCAGGCGTCAGCGCTGTCGTCGCTGGTTAGGAGCATGGAACTCATCCGCTGACAAAGCTCTCTGAATGCCCCCAGGATTTCTGGGGGGCGCGGTCGTTTGTGTGCGGCACGCTCCATGGCACGTCACTATCCGTGCACAGACGATCACATGGGGGATGGCATGCCTGCGCCGCTGCCACAGACCCGCGACACCACAGCCAGCGCGTACACCTACTCGGTGCTCCTCGGATGGCCTGTCGCCCGAGGGCACCGCTACCGGCCCCGCGGGGGATGCACGTGCCGCGATGACGCGACCGCCGAGCCGTGCCCGGCCCCGGGGGCGCACCCGCTGACCCGCACGGTTCTCCCCAGCCCAGCAGACCGCATCACCGACGAGTTCCGGGCCGCGCCCGGAGCGGCAGTCATCGCGCCCACGCTGCGGTTCGACGCCGTAGTGCTGCCGCGGGACATCGCTATGGCCGCCATGGTCTTACTTGACCGTCACGCTCAGGTTCCGTGCCTGGCGAGTATGGATCGGGCTGCGCTGATCGTGGCGCCGGGTACAGCGGCTCCGGCCCTGGGCACTGGGGCCAGCGGTGCGGTGCGTGTGCGGACTGGCCCGGACCAGTGGGTTGCTCTCCCGCCTTCCCATGGGGTGACGTGGGATACCCCGCCCTGGGACGAGCTGACCGGAGCGCCCCTTTTTCTGCCAGACGCGCAGGATATCCGTGATGAGCTGACGACGACCCTCCGCCAGGCCGGTATCGCCGTATGGGGAAGGGCCGGCCGATGACGAGCATGGACCCGCCCGTGCACCTCCAACTGCCCGCCGAGCCGCCCGCCCCGGTTCCGGGCTGCGGCGTGTGTGCGGCGCTGGTCAAGCAGTGGGCCGAGGCTACAGCCGCCGGGGACCACTCCCGTATGACGGACTGCGACGCCGAGATCCGCAACCACCAGCGCGGGCGGGAGGGGCAGGCATGAGCCGCGAGCCTGATCAGCCGCTCGCCGAGGTCAGCGAGGCCGAGCTCCTCGAGCGCATCTTCGCGGACGATGACCAACCGGCCGCCTGGCGCGCCTACCTCGACCACGCCACCGCATGCGACGCCTGCCGCGAGGTAGAGGCCGGATGCGAGAAGGGCAAGGAGCTACGGCACGCATGGCGCAGCTCCCGTGGAGAGGCGGGGCGATGACCCACTGCCCCCACTGCCAACGCCCGGTGCGCCCCGACGACCTGCAGACCGTGGACCAGCCCGGGGCAAGCGGCCTCGGCTGGTCCTGGGACGGCTGCACCCACTGCGCCGACGAGCCCCCCGGCGGCGAGGAGACGCGGGAGAGGGCGGAGCGGATAGCCCGCTACTTCGATCACATCCGCGCACGCCGTGCCCCGGGCGGCTGGCTGCGCTGAAAAGCCGGGCCGCCGTGGGGTGGCACAAGCCTCCACAGGCGGCCCCGCAAGCCCCGCCCCGGCCACGCCGACAGGGGTGCCGGCCAGCCGGGGCGGGACAGCAAGCGCACGACGGCGCGAGGACCGTCCCCGCGTCGGCACCACGTGAGGAGGTAACGCCCCATGCGAGACCTGCACGTGACCACCCAAGCACTGCCAGAAGCAGCCCCCACGCCCCGGTTCCTGTGGCTCGACCTGACCCGCAAGTGCCAACTGGAATGCGCGCACTGCTACAACGCCTCCGGACCCCACGGCACGCACGGCACGATGACCCGCGACGACTGGATCGACGTGCTCACCCAGGCGCACCAGCTCGGGGTGCGCGGCGTGCAGCTCATCGGCGGCGAGCCGACCCTGCACCCACACGCCCTCGACCTGACACAGCACGCGCTCTGGCTCGGGCTGACGGTGGAGGTGTTCACCAACTTGGTGCACATCACCAATGCGTGGTGGGAGCTACTGCGCCACGACGGGGTCACGGTGGCCACCTCCTACTACGCCCAGCAGGCCGCAGAGCACAACGAGATGACCGGCCGCCCCAGCCACCAGCGGACCCGCGCGAACATCGAAAAGGCCGTCCGGCTCGGTATCCCGCTGCGCGTCGGTGTCATCGGCGATGACACCGACCGCGTCCATGACGCCGTCCACGACCTGCGCTGCCTTGGCGTCGCCCAGGTCAGCTCCGACCGTGTCAGGCCCTTCGGCCGCGCCTCAGGAACCCAGGCGCCGGAAGTGTCCGGGCTGTGCGGCCGGTGCGGCACGGGCAAGGCAGCCATCGGCCCGGACGGCACCGTCTCGCCGTGCGTGTTCTCTGCCTGGATGGGTGTGGGGAACGTCCAGGAGGACGCGCTGGGCGCTATCCTCGGGGGCTCCGCCATGGCGCAGGCCACCACAAGCATCCAACGCGCGGCCCGCGCGGGTGCCTGTGAACCCGACCAGGAATGCACCCCGGGCTACCCGGGGTCGGGATGCACACCGAGGAACTGAGGAGGCCCCTGATGCGTGAGCTTCCCGGCCCGGACTTCTGGGCCCTGATCCACCCGCATACGGGTGGCCTGGCCGACCTGCAGCCCACTGACCGCGGGTTCAGCTCAGATGTGACCGCCGTCGTCGCGGGCGAGCAGGGCCGGTTCTTCGTCAAGGCGATGCGGAACCGGGCCGGGGGGCGCCGCGACTCCCTGCTCCGCGAGCGGGTGATCAACCCGCACGTCCAGCCCATCGCCCCGGCCCTGCGCTGGCACGTCGAGAACAACGAGTGGATCATCCTCGGCTTCGATCTGGTGGAGGGCGTCCACGCCGACTTCACGCCGGGCTCGGCCAACTTGCCGGCCGTTGTCGAGGCCCTCGCCCAGATCGGTGCTCTGGGCCTGCCCGAGGCGGCTCGGGAGTGGCACGAGACTCGCTGGGACCGGTTCGCCGGCGATGGGGCCGAGCTCATAGCGGGGGATGCCCTGCTGTACACGGACATCAACCCGTCCAACTTCCTCACCAGTCCGCAAGGGACGTGGGTGGTGGACTGGGCGTGGCCGACCCGCGGCGCTGCCTTCATCGACCCGGCCTGTCTCGTCTTGCAGCTCGTCGCCGCTGGGCACACTCCCGAGGCCGCCGAGAGGTGGGCGGCCCAGTGCGAGGCATGGACGAGCGCGGACCCGAAGGCGGTGGATGCTTTCGTCGCCGCCGACGTGCGCATGCACCGCACGTTCGCGGTCCGCCGCCCGGGGGCGTCGTGGATCGCTTCCATGGCGCAGGCCGCCGAGGCGTGGGCGGCCCACCGGGGTGTCGTGGTCGCCGACCGGCCGCTGGCCGTCACTACCTGACTGCGCCGATTTCCCCTGAGCAGGCCCCGTCCGTCCGCGCCCCCGTCGCGGACGGACGGGGCCTCTTCATGTGCCGGGTGCTGAGCACGGTCAGTAATGGTGGTGTTTGAATCGCAGTAAGATCCCTAACTGGGAATCAGGCACCTACACTTGACCGTCATGACGATGACCATGCCGAAGCGCGCCGGGGTGTATTGCAGACTGTCCTACGCCCCCGATGGCTCGGTGGAGAAGGTGGAGCGGCAGGAGGCTGATTGCCGCCAGCTCGCCCAGCGGCTGGGCTGGCCGGTCTCCGAGGCCCACATCTACCCCGACAACTCCCGCTCGGCATGGCAGCGCAACCGCAATCGACCCCAGTGGGACCGGATGCTCAAGGCAGTCGACCACGGTGAGATCGACGCCATCATCGTCTACCACGGCGACCGGCTGATCCGGCAGCCGCATGATCTCGAGATGCTGATCAGCATCGCGGACAAGAAGGGTGTCCGCATCGCATCGCCTTCGGGTACGCGTGATCTTGACTCTGCAGACGACCGGTTCATCCTGCGCATCGAGGCGGCGCAGGCCTGCCGCGAGTCGGACAACATCTCCCGCCGCGTGCGGCGCGCCCTCACGGCCCGGCGGGAGCGCGGCCTGACACAGGCCGGCGGCAACCGGCCGTTCGGGTACGGGGTGCAGACCGGAACCCGCACCAAGGTCGACCGGGAGACCGGTGAGATGGTCGAGGTCCCCGTCTACGACACCACCCAGCAGGTGCTGCAGGAGGCCAAGTATCTGGCTGAGGCCGGCGACCGGCTGCTGGCCGGACAGGGCCAGGCCGGTGTCGTGCGCTGGCTGGGGGAGGAAGGTGTCGTCACCACCGAGGGGAACCCGTTCACGGTCAAGAGCCTGCGGAACCTGATGCTGGCCCCCCGCAACGCGGGCCTGATCGAGCACGACGGCCGGCTGCACGAGGCGGCCTGGGAGGAGATCTTCTCCCGCGAGACATGGGAGGACATCAAGAGGATCTACGCGAGCAGCGCCAAGGAACACCCGTACCAGGGGCGGCAGCGCAAGTACCTGCTCTCCGGGGCTCAGGGTGCGGAGTGCGTGATGTGCAGGGTCCCGGTCCGTACGAAGCCGACCGGCGGCCGCAACCGGAAATCCTCGCGCATCTACTACTGCCCCCAGTGCCGCGGCGTGGGCCGGAACGTGGAGCTGCTCGACGCCTACGTGGAGGGCCGCACGGTGCAGCTCCTGAACGACGCGCGGTTCTCCGCCGAGATCCACCGGGACGACGACCAGCCCGACATCGGCAAGGAGATCACCAAGCTGGAGCGCCGCAAGAAGGAAGTCCGCGAGCAGCTGGAGAACTTGGCCGACCACCCCGATGTCGATGCCGCACTGGCCATGACGTCGCTCGCCAGCTTCGACCGGAAGATCGACGGACTGCGCAATCAGCTGGTCCTGTCCGCGCGCCGCCGGCGGCTCGCACGGATGGTCGGCATCACGCGCGAGCACTGGGAGGCCGAGCCCATCGACATACGCTCCGCCACCGTACGGGACCTGTGGCGAGTCGTCCTCAAGCCCACTACGCAGCGCGGCCCCGGGTTCGACACCAGCGCGGTGGAGTTGCACCGCCGGCCGCTATCGGCCGAGTAGACAGACGTCCTTGTCGGCTGCTGGGCACGGATCGCCCTGGCCGGTGTGTCTCGCGTCCTTCTCCATGAGCCCGGGCGGTGGCGCCTCAGCAGTGCCGCGTCCCTGCCGCTCGCTGGATTCCAGCTGATCCGTCGGCCGGGTCTGCTCGGCGGGCGGAGCCGGGGAAACGGTCAATCCGAGATCCGGAGCTTGATCGGGATCGGTGGGGACGCTATCGGTGCTGGGCCCGGGGGTGGTCGGCTGTGGCGGCGCAGGGCTCTTGGTGTGCGTCACTGTGACCGTGGGCGTGGGGATGGGCGCCTCGCCGCTGTCCACGTCGTTCTGCGCTGGGCCGCCTTCCAGAGCGAGATACAGCAGCATCGGCGCCGCGGTGGCGGCCGCCACAGTGACAACAGTTGCCGACCGGTGCTGCTGCCAGTAGCTCCGCATCCCCCCACCGATCGCAGCGATCAGAGCGGCGACCCCACCGCCCTGGATCACCCGGAACACCGGGCGCCTCTGCTCCTCCTCCACGGCCGCCTGGTGCTCCGCCCGTGCGACGTCCACCGCCCGCCCGACGACATCGAATAACTGCTCCCGCCGATCAGGCTCCGTCTCCTGCCGCGCGATCTGCAGAGCCTGGTCGATCGCCGCGAGCTGGTCGCCTATCTTCCTGAGACGGTCCATCACGTCTCCCCTTCACTTCTCGCCATTGAAGAAGGGGGTGCTGCCGCGCTGGCGTACCCGCGGCCTTCTGCTCCACTGTCCGCGCGGTGGCGAGTCAGGCCGGCCGTCGCCCGCGCTCGTCCTGCTCCCTGCCCTTCCGCAGAAGATCAATCAGCGTGCGCCGGTCGTCCTCGGAGAGAGCCATCTCCCAGACCGCACGCTCATAGCGATCGGACAAGTCGGCATAGACCGACTCCTGTTCACTCTCGGCCTCCTGGCGCAGGATCTCCCGCAGGATCTCGGCCGCATCCCCCCGCCCCGCTTCCTCCAGCCGCTCAGGTGCGACCCCGACGACATGCGCCATATGCGCCAGCGTGAGATCAGGTGCGCGCACTGGCTTGGGCGGGTTCTTCCGCTCGTACCCGTTTTCGATCTGTCGCCATCGACCGCCGCGAAGTCGGATCGGAGTCAGCTCGGCCGCCTTCTCGGGGCTCAGGCCTCGAGCCTTGCGTGCGAGCTGGATCAGGGACGCTTCAGGCGGCGGCTGCAGCTCGTCGGCTGAGCTCACGGTCGAGCCTCCCATCACTGAACTTCACGGAACTTCACCGAACTTTACCCAATCTGGACAAGGTAGAGCAGCCAGCAGCTACTGAGTGCTGCTGGGCTCTGCTGAATTAGTCAATATCAGCAGGTTGCAGTTTGCTTCAGTCGGCTCTAGCCTCGACACATGAAGTCCTCGCCAAACCAGGACCCGGGGCGACTTCGCCGTAAGCGGATTGAGGCTGGCCTTACACAGGGTGCGCTCGCCGCCAAAGCGGAGATCTCCCAGGCCTACATGTCCATGATCGAAAGAGGCACCGGAAGCGCCTCGGCGCCGGTGTTGGGCCGTCTCGCCCAGGTTTTCGGCTGTGAGATCGCTGATCTGATGCCGCCCGAGCCGGGCCGGAAGAGCCCAGCGGCAGAGACCGAGGCCGCGGCGTGATGTGTCGTACGCGGGATGAGGCGTTTGAGGCCGGGTTTACCGCGCCGTGCGAGCACGGCGTGCCCTTGCCGAGGGACTGCCCGCGCTGTCGTCTCACCGATGCGGAGATCAGCCGGCTGGCTGTCCTGCACCGCCCGTACCTGCGCGCCGTCACCGACACCCGGACCGGCAGCGCTGCCTGACCCCATGAAGCGGGCCGCCCCGTAACCGCGAAGTCCGGGACGGCCCCAGTCCACCTGCACCAACCTCGAGAAAGAGAGGCAGACCTCATGTCCGAGCCTACTGTCCCTGTCCCTCCCGAGAATTCTGGCCCGCTGCCTTGCGGTGCCCGCCGCCACGGCTATGTCCTGGCCCAGTGGCCCTGCGCTCGTCTGCCGCATACGGACGGCGAGCACAGTGATGTCCACGGTGTCACCTGGCCCATGACCCCGCCGGAGCCCTCTGTACGGGCTGCTGCCGGTGTGATCGCCGCTGAGATGGCGAAAGGCCACAGCACCGCTGTAGAGATCGCCACCGCCGAGGCCTCCGCGGGGATCCTGTTCGACCCACAGCGCGCTGAGGACATCCACCAGGCCGCCCGTGAGCAGGCAGCCGCCGAGTACCGCGCCGAGCTCGACCAGCTGCAGCCGGTCGACGTACGTCTGATCGGCGAGGACACCGCCGTTCGTGCGCTGGTCGCCGCTCTGCAGCAGAAGGCGGCCTGCAGCCCGGCCGCGTACCGGACCGCCCGGCACGGTGGCGGGACACGCGCCTATCTGTCCGTCATCGTTCCCGTCGGCGGCGCTGGGAAGGACACCCCCACCAGTGGGGGCGGGTCCACCCGCGCCGCCGAGGGGGGTGAGCGGTGATGCCCCGCAACGACTGGGAGCCGGGCGGGATGTCGCTGGGCCGCTGGGTCTGGCGCACCGTCAGCACGAATGTGGGCATCCTCGGCTGGGTCTATGCGACCTATCTGGCCGTCGTGTATTGGCTGCTGCCCGCCCTGATGCGCTGGAACGTGCCCATCCCGGTCTGGTTCGAGGTGGTGGCACGGTGAGGCCGCTGGAGATCGCCGAGATGCGATGCGCACACATGCCCTACGCAGACCAGGAGACGTTCCTGTGGATGTTCGTCATGGGCTGTGCGGACGCCGAGGCCGGGGCGGATGACGAAGTCCGCGCGCGGGAGCTGCAGGCCGCGGGCCAGGACACAGCGCTGGCCGGATACATCGAGGGCCTGGCCTCGACCCGACAACTCCCCGGATGGAGGTACCACCGATGACGCTGCTGTTCGAGGACCCGCCCGAGGATGACCAGCGTCGCGGGGAGTGGGGAATCCACCGCCGGCACGCGGCCCAGCTGCGGCAGCAGCCGGGCCAGTGGGCAGTCGTCGGCATCTATCGCACCTCCCGCAGTTCGGGATCGCTGGTTTACCAGATCCGCAAGGGCAGCTTGCCGGCCTACGCCCCCGCGGGGGCGTTCGAGGCCAGGGCCTGCACGGTCGACGGCGAGCATCGCGTCTATGTGCGGTTCGTCGGCCACCTGGCGCCAGGTGGTGACGGCGATGTCTGAGCCGCTCGCTGAGGATGTCCTGGCCAGGATGCACCAGGCCGGGCTGGTCCTGCCGCCGGGCCCGGCGCCGGAGCAGCGGTGGCTGCCCCGGACCCCGGCCGAGGCTCACCTGCTGAGCCAGGCACAACAGCTGGATGTCATGCGGCAGCGTCTGCTCGCCGAGGTCGGCCGGCTGCGCCACGACTGTCGCAGTGCCACGACCCCGGTCTGTGCGCCCGGGCCGGGTACGTGTCCGCTGACACCCTCGCAGCTGCTGTACGTGGCCGCAGCCGCCGGCGGCGAGAGCGTCGATACCACCGCCCGCCGCCTCTTCGTGAGCCCACACACCATCAGGACGCACCGGGTACGTGCCCTGCGGCGGCTCGGCGCACGGGATATGGCGCACGCCGTGTGGCTCGCGACGGCTGCTGGGTGGCTCACCCCCGACCACATCGCCCCGGGCGGGGGTGGTGCCCCGTGATGTTCGGGCTGCTGATCATCGTCATGGCCGCTGTGGCGTGGGCGGTCTTCGACGGTGTCGATCCGATGTGGCTGCTCGGCGCCGCTGTTGCCATCGCCGGGCCGGGTTGGGTGGCGTGCGCGGTCGCCGAGTGGCGCCACGGCCGCCGTGACCCGGTCATGACCCGGGGCCGGCCCGCCCGGCCTGTCCGGCGCCTGGGCCTGTCCCGGCTCGCAGCCTGCTGGGTCGCTGCCCACCTCACCCCTGCCTCCCACGCGGCCCGGCACCGCGTCCCGCGGCCGCGTAGCCGCCCGGATCTGCCCCCCACACCACCCACGCAACAACAGAGGAAGACCCGCTGACATGACCACCGATGGCTGGGAGATCTGGGCCGTGCTGATCGGCCCGTGGCTCACCGGCGCCCTGATATGGCTGAGCCTGCCCCTCGCCGTAGCAGTGTTGCTCGCCCGCGGCGCTGTCCATCTCGCCCGCACCGTGGTTGACAGTCGGTGGCGCCCGGCACCCGTCGAGGTGTACGACGCCGACGGCGACGGGGGGCAGGACGGGCTGGAAGAGGACGACGGTGTCGAGCCGGGCTTCCTGTACTGCGAACGCTGCCGCGCCGTGTGTGACTGCGAACGCTGCCGCGCCGTGTGTGAGCACCGCATCTTCCTCGACGGCACCGTGCAGTGCCGCAGGTGCGAATACGTCCTGCCGAACGGCCAGTAGTCCCGGCCCTGATGACTGCCGGGCGGGCGCGACGAGAGCACTTATCCGCCCCGCCCGCCCGGCCCCAATCCCATTTTGGAGTACCGCATGCACAACCTCGCACCGGCCAACGCCCCATGGTTCGAGCACCTGACCGACAGCGTGCGCGCCCTCGGGGAGGCCGCCCACGAGTGGCAGATCGCCGACAAGAACGCCAGCCTCCTCGAGGCCGGCGTCGACCTGGAGCGCCGCAACCTCCACGAGGGCAAGATCGCCGTCCATGGGCCCGCGGCCCGCGGCTGGGACTCCAAGCCCCGCAAGCGGGGGCCGCACGAGCACGCCGTGTTCGACCTGCAGAAGATCTACATGGAGCACGGCTTCCTCACCCGCCGCAGGTACGAGCACGCGGCCCTGCTGTTCGCCTCCGGCGCGGCCTGGGCGATCGCCCAAGTGCAGGCCGGAGATCAGCCGGAGCAGGTGCTCTTCCCGCTCGACGAGGACCGGGATCCCATTCCCGGCGACTACAAGATCGGCGGCCTCGGCAACTACATCAACGCCAAGAAGATCGCCGCGGTGTACGAACTGGTCCTGTCCATGGACGTGGCCGGAGAGCACGCCGAGGACCTGGCCGGCCGTGACTACGTCGCCGACCACGAGGCTGCCGAGATGTTCCGGGAATCGGAGCACGCCCAGGGCCTGCCGGATGCCGCCTACGCCTATGGGTGGCTCGCCGAGGGCGCCCTGCAGTTCGTGCTGCTGGAACCCAAGCAGGAGCACCGCAAGCAGCTCGCCGAGCAGCGTGCCGCCCAGGAGCAGGCGCCCGCCGACCCGGAGAGCTCGGCCGCCGCGAAGCACGGGCAGGAAAGCGAGCTGTGACCGGCACGGCGCACAACGCGCAGCGCACGACGCGCACGAAGAATTTGACCGTACGCACGACAGCCGACTTTACGGACGATCTCGCCGTGCTCACCGGCACCGTGCAGCCGGATGGCAAGAAGCTCGACCGCACGGCCGCCGTGCACCGCGCCGTGCAGCTCCTTGCGGACGCCTATCGCCGTGCGTGGGACTACGGCGACGTGCCCCGCGGCACGGCGCCTGAAGCGATCGCCGTGCGCTACCGCACGGCGGATGGCACGCCTGAGCCCGTGCCCGTCGTGCGCGCCAAGGCCGTGCACGAGATCCCGTTCACGTACGGCGGCCGTTCCGGAGCGGTCTGATGACCGGGCGGCCCGCCCCGCCCACCCCCCGGGGCGGCCCGCCCACACCCGCAGGGCTCCGACTCGCAGAGAGGAAGCGACTGGTGGCTGACGCCAGGCCCACGCCGATGGATGTTGCCCGGCTCGCTGACCGGCGGCACTGGTCCGCCGCCCAGACCGCGCTGCCGCGCGCTGCCGCGTCGCAGCCGCCGGCTGCTGTACGCGGGCACCGTGCCCTGTATGAGCGGGGCATCCGCTACTCCGGCCTGCATCCCATCGACCGGCTGATGGCCCTGACCCTGTCGTCCCTGGCCACCTGGGATACGCCGACCGGACGTATCCCCCGACGCCGGTGCCCGTCCATCGCCCATATGACCGCCGCTACCGGCCTGCACACCGGCCAGACCCACAACTCGCTGCGGACGCTGCAGGGAACGGGCTGGATCTCGCGCACGGACCTCACCGGCGCATGGCCCGGCAACGGCCGCTACTCCATCGACTTGCACATCCCGCCCGACCACACCCCACCCGGAACACATCCATGAGCACGACGCAGTTATCGCTGCTGCCCGAGGACCCCCCGCGGTGGGGCGGCCCCGCAGCCGTCCCCGCCGATCTGATCGTCACCAGCGGCCGCACCGAATACACCGTCCACTGCGACGGGCCCGGCGGCTGCGGCCAGATCCACCGCCACATCCTGCCCGGAATCCGCACCGGCCCCTGCGGCGCCACCTACACCATCCCCGGCCCAGACGACCAGGAGCTGACCGATGCCAAAGAGCAGACCGCGCCATAAGGGCACCAGGAAGGTTTGGCGTCGTTGTCCATCCCCGACGCCGGGCTGCAGCTGCATAGTCTGCGCCGTGCTCAAGGGCGAGAAGCGCCTGCCGTGGATCTGTGACCGCTGTGACACCAGGACCGCTGACGCCGATGTGACCGACCCGGCTCAGGTCGAAGTGGCCAAGGCCGCCCACCGCTCTGACCGCCGCTGGTGCCGGGGGCTGGCTGCCTGATGCCATTCCTGCCTGCGTCCGCCGTCGAGCCCCACCACAGCCGTGGTGGGGCCGGTGGCGTGAGCCGGGCAGAAGCCATTCCGTCGTGGCACGGGCAGAAGATCAAGCTGGCCAAGCGGGTGTGGGGCAGCGGGCATTACTCGCACGGCGCGGTCCGCTACGCCGCTCAGGTCATCGCTTTGGACCAGCGTGGCCGCCACTGCCGCGCCATGGTCGCCACGCTCGCCGGCTACATGGGCGACGGCAAGCGCACCGCCGAACGCCATCTGGCCGAACTCGCCGCCCCGGGACCGGACGGCGTCCCGGAAATGACGGTGATCCGGCACACCGCCGACGGAGGGACCGGCGAGAGCGCCGAGCGCCGCATGCGCCGTCCCGGATCCGGTGAGCACTTCGCATACGTGCCCATCGGCGCGGCCAAGGCCCTGCGTCCGATCCTGTTCGTCCTGTACTGCGCCCTCACCTACGCCGAGGCTACGAACACCCCGGTGACGGCCGCCGAGCTCGGAGCGCTCCTGGACGTCACCGAGCGGTCCGCGCGCCGCCTGGCCGACGAGCTTCAGGACCTGGGCTGGATCACCATCGACCGGCGCACGGGCCGCCAGGGACGCCATCAGATCACCGTCCACGACCACCCTCTACACCCTGTCCCCGACCCCGTCGCTCCGCACCCAGATGGCGGATCGGGTCTGGACCCAGATGGCGGATCCCTCGCGATCAAGGAAGACCCTGGACTGACTGACGGTGAGAAGACGGAGCTGGGTGGTGACATCCGCCGTAGGCGAGATACCGGTAGTTACCGGCCCGACCCTGTGGATAACTCGTCGGTAACTACCAGTGATCTACCAGTGGTTCCCAGATCAGTAGGTGCCGGGGCCGTGCCCGCCGCGTACACCGGGCCCCAGCTGGCCCTCTCGCCCCGCATCTGGACCGTCCTGCAGCCCGTCCACCACCTGCTGCCCGGCATCAGCCCGTACCTCCTGCGCCGCATCGCCCACGAGATCGGCCACCAGCTCGACACCTACGCCACCCCCCAACGGCTCCACGCCCGCCTCCAGGCCCGCTGCGCCCGCACCCCGGGCGAGACCATCACCGACCCCGGACGGTGGCTCCTGGGCGCCGCCCTGCCCCGCTACGGCTGCGGACTGACCGACTGCGAAACCGGCCGTCTGTGGACCACCGGCCGCCGCTGCCACGTCTGCGCGGACATCGCCACCGACCGCCGCACCGCACACCCACCAAATACCGCTGCGCCCGGCCCCGCCTTACACCCCACCGGCACCTGAAAGGAGACCCGATGCCCAGCACCCACCACACGACTCCCTGCCACGTCTGCGGCCGGCCCGTCCTGCTCACCATCACCGCCAAAGGCCGCCGCCTGTACATCGACCCCACACCCAACCCCGCAGGAAACATGGCCTGCTACACCGACGGCATCGGCACCCTCCGCTCCCGCCACCTCAGCAACGAACGCCCCACCCTCGAACACACCGAATGGCAAGCCATGCCCCACCCCGCCACCTGCACCCACCCACAACCACGCCAACCACGCCGCACCAACCGATACCGCATCGGCACACGACCCGTCCGGTGGCAACGATGAACCAACCCATCACCGGCCGCCGCCTCCAAGTCGTACAACTCGCCGCCCACGGCTACACCAACACCGAAATCGCCCACCGCATGTACCTCAGCCCCGAAACCATCAAAACCCACCTACAAACCGCCTACCGACAACTCGGCGCCCGCGACCGCACCCACGCCGTCGCCCTCGCCATCCGCGCCGGCCTCATCAACCCCCACACCATCCAACCCACCAGGAGGACCCGATGACCAACACCAACCCCGCCCTGCCTCTCCAACTCGACGACGCCCTCTGGGACGCCATAGCCATCCCCGGACCGGCCGAGCCGACGTTCGTACAACAGCACCAGCGCGCCTGCCGCGTCGTCGCAGAACACCTACAAGCCCTCGCCACCGCAACGGACGAGGACGACGGCGACATGGAGATGGCCGACTACGTAGAACGAGAAAAGCTCCGTGACGCCCTCGACGACCCGGACCAACCGCCCACCCCGCCAACGCCACCCGCGGACCGGGCCGCAGAGGCGCAGCCCGAGCACGACTCGTGCCGCACGGTCGACATCGGCGGCGAGACGATCCGCATCCGAGGCGTCAGCGACCTCACCGAGCAGGAGCAGGAGTTCGTCGCCGAGATCGTCCGGGCAGCGAAGCGGCGGTATGCCGCAGAGCAGCAGACGCCCGAGCCGGACGCCGAGCTCCGCGCCCGGCTCGAGGCAGCCATCAACACCGCCCGCATCTGGCACGCCACCGACGGATCAGGCACCTGGGGCTACGCAGAGGCACCCGCCATCACAAACGCAGTCCTCGCAGCCCTCGACCACACCACGGCGCCGGACACCGGACTCCGCGAGCAGTACGCGGCGGCGATGCGTGAGCACTGGCTCAACCTCGACGGTGAGCCCGACGCCGATCACAACTACCCGTGCTTCTGCGGGGACTGGCGCGAAGGGCCTGACGAGGACTGGGACGACCACCTCGCCGACGCCGTCCTCACCATCCGCGACCACACCATGCAGCAGCTGCGGGCCGAACGCGACGGCGCGTACCGCGAACGCGCCCACCTGGTCGCCCTGCTGGCCGCGATGACCGAGGGCGCCGTCATCGCGCCCGCGCCCGACGTCGACGAGCCCGGCTGGCAGATCGCCTACCTCACGCTCGGCGGCTGGCAATGCTCCTGGCACATCGCACCCTCCGACGCCGCCCTGTTCGCCCGCGTCGAGCACGTCCCCGCAGACGATCCGCGCGCTCATTGGGACGGCCACACCACCGACGTGAAATACCGCCGGATCCGGACCCACACGTCCGTCCTGGCGCTACGCCTCACCGACGAGGAGCACGACGAGCGGGAGGCACAGGCCAACCTCGACGCGCTGGCCCCGCTGCGCGTGTACGTGTCCGGCCCCTACAGCGCCGACCCCGAGCGCAGCATCCAAGCCGCCATCCAAGCGGCCGACGCCCTGCTCACCGCAGGCCACGCGCCACTGGTGCCCCACCTCAAACACCCCTGGATCCAGACCACCGACCACCCCTACGAAGCATGGCTCGGCGTCGACCTCACCTGGCTCCAAGCCGCCGACGCGGTCCTCCGCCTCCCCGGACACAGCCCCGGCGCCGACCGCGAAACCGCACTCGCCGAACAACTCGGCATCCCCGTCCACCACAACATCCAAGACCTGCTCGCCGCCACCACCACGGAGCACTGACCCCATCTCGCGCGTGCCTGCGTTCACGCGCGCGCAATCGCAGGCACGCGTGCGCGCGCGAGACACCACCCCTACCCGCCAGTACAAGTGACCCTGACCCCCCGGCCGGAAAGAACGATCATGATTCGCATCGAAGTCCAGCAAGATCCAAATTCGGAAAGTATTGCCTGGGAAATCGATGGCCCCTGGGATGCTGACGCGGCCGCATCGCTTGTAGAAGGCATCGAGGGAAACATCGCCAGCGCCGAGGTCTTGGGATTGACTCTCTGGCAGTGTTTTGCTCCCAAAGCGCCCAAAATCATGGTCGATTTTCAGATGCTCAGCAGACCGAGATTCCGACGCTGCTTGACCTTCAAGGTCCAGTTCTACCCGGGCGAAGGCATCACCCGAGGTGCGCAGGGAGCCATAGCCATCATTGCCGAGGAGGCGCAGCAGTGACCGACATTCCCACCGAGGACCTCACGCAGATCCGCGACCAGCTACGCGCCGAGATCAGCGAAGCCCGAGGAACCCTCAAAGACCTCCGCTACGAGATCAAAACCGCCCGCAAACTCATCCCACTCCTCACCGACGAACTCTTCGAAGCCGAAGTGAAGAAACGAGTCGACCAACTGAGCAAGACCACCGACGAGGCCATGCGGCGCAGCGTCGAGAAAGTCACCAAGAGCTTCGACGACCTCGGCATGCTCCTCAAAGGCGAGGACAGGACCAGCCGCCGCAAGGGCAAGCCCTCCATCCCCACACTCCTCGAACACCCCGCCGTCATCGCCGGTATCCAGCGCACCCGCGGCAAGGCCGACCGTGAGTAACTGCACCATCCCCACCTGCAGACGCACACTGCGCCCCCAGGAAGCGCACCGCACCGCATGCGCACGGTGCGAAGACCGGATACGCGCATGGCTCCGGGAGATCCCCCACCAACTCGTCCTCCTCGAGGCCTCCCTGGAGCAAGACCGCCGCACAACCTACGGCGACGGTAGGGGACACGGCGGCCGCGCACACGCACCCATGCCCCTACGAGAAGACGTCCTCACCCTCCTCGGCCCCGCCGCCCCCGGCCCCGTACACGACCCCCACCACGACCAGACCGGCCCCGTCCCGCTCCCGGCCTGCCTCCACACCTGGGCCGCGTTCCTGGCCGACGAGCGCGCCACGGCGCTCCCCGGCCCGCTACGCCCCAGCGAGCACATCAACTACCTCGCCGCGCACCTCACCTGGGCCTGCACCCACCACTGGATCGCCGAGATGCACACCGAGCTCCACGACCTCATCCGCCGCGTCCGCGCCATCACCCACACCCAACCCCGCCGGCGCCCCCTCGACGCACCATGCCCCGGCTGCGCCGCCTTCGCCCTCACCGAGGAGGACTGGCAGCCCTGGATCGACTGCGGACTATGCGGACGGCTCCTCACCCCCGACGAATACGCCGAGCACGCCGCCGAAGTCCTCCCCGCCCTCTACCGCACCGCCCTTACCATCATCGTCGCCGCCCACAAGACCAGGAGATCCGCCATGACCACACCACCCCGCTATCGCGACCAATGACGGCCATGAGCTTCTGTCAGACCGCGCTGTCACACTGGACCCGCATCTATCGCTCCTGAGCCCGAGTCGGCGCTTCACACAGGAGCCCTACGGGCCGCCCTGTTCTCAGTCCAGGGCGGCCCGTACGCACACCCCGCACAACGCGCCGCTTGCCAAGATCGGCGCGTAGCGTCAACATGGTGCCAGCAGCACACCTGTGCCCAGACCACAACAGCCCCCGTACCGCCGGGGGCTGACGCATGTCCGGGGAGGCACCATTGACCCGCCTCCTCTACAACGGCACCCAGGCCGCAGCACTCGCCACCAAGTGGCGCCGCCACCTCAGCGCCGACGCCGCCACCGTCAGCCGCTCCGCCATCTGCAAATGGCGCACCCGCGGCCACCTCCCCATCGCAGGCCTCGACGCACACGGCCACCCCCTGTACACACACGCCGACCTCGCCCGCGCCGAGCTGGCCACCCGCCCCCGCGCGCTCCGCCTGGTCGGCATTCAGATCATCACAGCCCCGTCACAACCAACCCGTACGCACCCGTAACCCCGTCCACTACCGCCACGGTGCACGGCATGCGAAACCGACACACCACCGCCGCCGCGACCACGGCGGCCGCCCTTCTCCTCTTCACGCTCACCGCGTGCGCCATCGAAACCGTGAACGAGAGCAGTGACAGCTCTGCCGCCAGCGCCAAATCGGCTGACTCGGCGAAAGCCGGCAGCAGCGGCCAGGATCTCGATGTTCACCAGGTGGCCAGCGAGCTCAACGGGGAGGGCCAACTCGGCAAGCAGACCGAGAAGCCAATCGAGAAGTCGGACCACCCGAACGCTGAGATCGGCCGGATCGACACCGACCGGGTGATCATCTACGAGATGAAGAGCCCGGAGGCTGCCGCAACACGCGCCAAGGCCATGAGCGAGGTGTCCGATAGCCGACCGCAGCATGCGGCAGGACGCTTCGTCCTCAGCTGGAGGACCGACGACGTCCCCTCCAGCGGGCCCTTCATGGACAAGATCAACAGACAGTTGGACAACCTCGCTGCCGAGGAGAAGTAGCCAGCGATACACGCCTGGGGGGTGTTCCGTGGCAGGCCCGCGCAGAACACCCCCGCCCCCTCGCCGCCGACTGCAATCCAATCCCCGGGACCGCGTCGAGTCCCCCGGGCAGTGGCGCACAACCCCCCGCCCCGTCGACTGGCCCGCCCGCGTCCAACGCATCCTGGCCCGTGATGTCTCCTGCAGATGGACCGAGGACGACACCGACGGCCAGCCCTGCGGCAGCACGCAGGACCTAGAGGTCGACCACATCGGCGACCCCACCGACCACCGCCTGGACAACCTCCGCGCCCTATGCCACTGGCACCACGCCGGGCGCACCGCCCGCCAGGCCGCCGACGCCAGACGCCAAGCGCCCGGCCGCGACCGGCCAAGACCGAGCCATCCAGGACTCATCGACACCGAGCCCACGACACCGGACGGCACCGCAACACCTGACACGCCACCCTTCTGACCTGCGACGATGCAGGGGTGGGGGGGACCCCCTCCGGCCCCGATCCTGGGCC